GTATGCGCTTAATGCGGAAACAGCCAACATTCCCACTCCTACCGCGACGGGACCACACATAGTTAATTCCTCATCTCAAAGCGATAAAACGGCAAACCGAGCACCCCGAACGGCGCAGGTTCATCGAACTGAAACCCCATCCAGCGCAGCCAGCAACACGCCTTGACGTTCCTGACATCGGCCCAATTTTCCAGTAAGCTATAATCGCGCAGCATGTCGGCCAGCAGCGGGCGGCTGCGGCGCAAAAACGTCATGGAATAGCGCTCTACTTCATTGCTGCTGATAAGCCAAGGGATGCCGGTGCCGGTCAGTAATGAGCCAGTTGACGCGCCAAAGATGGCTACCACCAGGCCGTCAACAATTCCGGCCCAGCGGTGGGTTGAATGACGGATGGCGATATCGAGCGCCAGCGCCGGCGTAAACCGTGCGGTGGCGTAGAACTCGTCAGCATCGGCCTGGCGCACCCGAGGCAGGATTTCGCCGGCGTGTTCCATGGTGGCCGGCACGATTTCAACGTGGCGCATCAATCAGCCCCTACCGTGACGCTGGGAATAATCGCCAGCACCGACAGCGGCAGCGGGTCATTTTGCTGGATGGTGATACGCCCGTTTTTGCTCCAATCAGCGTCGAGGTTCATCTCGATAACGCCGGTGGCCAGGTCGATAGGATTGTCGTAAAACTCGTTTTCGCGCTGGGCATACTCGTACAGGTGATCGGCATCCGTGCCCGCCAGCACTTCGCGGCTGGCGTTCACCACCAGCGACACCTGGTTGATGAGCTTTTTCTTGTCGAGCAACGTTGGTTGACCGCTGACATTGACGTCCAGGGTTTCGAGTACGGCGCTGATGGGTAGGCCGATATGCACCACGGCGCTGGGGTTTTCGATGGTCACTGCACCGCCGGATACCGTTTGCTGCGGTTCGACGTCTGCATCAGCCAGGATATTGACCGTTTGTCCTTCGAGGTGGTCGAGGCCGGAAAAATGGCTTTTGGCGAGGCTGAAAACAGATTGTGCGGTATTGCGCAAAGCAGGCGGCACATCGCGGTTCGCCCGCACCTGCACCGAATTGCCGTTCACAAAGCCGAATATGCTCAAGTGCAGCGATTTGGCGGTATCGTCTTCGGTATAGGGGATATGGATTTCATCACCCACATTCCCTGCGGAGAACAGCGCGGAACCGGAAAGGTTCAGCGTCATATCCTGCTGATAGCTCCAGTCGCCGGAACCGCCGGTGATCGTGACAAAATGGCTACCATCCCAAGAAAAGCGGCCATCGTACGTCAAACCGGCGTCAACAAAGAATGCGTCTACTTGATCGCTGAACGTACGCGTCTGCATGCGCTCTACATAGCGCCGGGTGCTGCCGTTTACGTACCGGTTGACCAGGCAATACACCGCGTCTTCGCTGCCCTCACTGACGCTGCACACCGATTCAACGGCGCCGTTGCCGAACGGATGGGGATGCCAGGCGTAAATCTGCTGATCACGCAGGTAGGTCAGCCCCAACAATGTTCCGTCATTGCGCACGCACCAAACTACGCTAAACGGCGATACCGCAAGCGCCCAGTCAACGATTTGGTAGCCGGTAAAAAGATGATTGGCCAGCAATGTCAGGTCGCTGCCCTGGAAGCCGTCAATGTCGAACGAATACACCAGGTCGCGAACGACTGCGCCTTTTTGCTGCACGTACAGCGCCACGCTGGCCACACTGAGCGGCGCGACATCACCGCAACCATTCTGGCTCTGGCTCGACATGGCAAAGCCGCCAGTGCCGGTCAGCACGCCGTTGCTATCACCGGTGACTTTGTACTCACCGCCTGACGTCAAAACGACCAGCGATCCAACGTCTATCAGGTGCAGAATCCGGTTAAGCTGGCGGCCGGCATAGCCATAGGTGATCGCGTCATCGTCCACCAGCGGATTGCTGGTGCCGAAATCCTTATACTGCCCTGTTTTGCTGCACCAAATGGTTTGCGGGTTATTGGCCGAACCCGCGAAAATCAGCCGTTGCTGGTAATACACCACGGTGCCGGGATAGCCCAGCACGTCATTCCAGGCAAAATGCGCCCATTTGTAAGTCGGGGTGGTTTGCAGGTCTCTCGGCGCTTTGATGATGCCCTCTTGCACCACGAAAGTGGCCTGGGCGGTGAGGTGGTCATCCGATACTGAATCGATATGCACAATGGCGCTGCCGCTGTGGATATACAGCCATTCGACGCTGTTATCCTCACCATACCAGCCATCAACTTGCACACCCTCGGTATGTACTGGCGCCACGGTACCGGTCGTGCCGGCGCGAGTGCATTCGTAGTAGTTCTCTTCATAACGAATCTGATCGCCCACGGCAACCGTGCGATCTGTTTCCCATCTGGCGATTTCACCGGTCAGCATATGCTCAATGTAAAACAGCCTGCCGACATGCTCGGGGTTAAACGTCGCTTCGTTGGCGGTCAGCGTTCCCGATCCCGTCTCGACTGAAAACGTGATGGTATGACCGGTATCGATATTGACGTTTTGAAACGGCCCGCTGGTGGTGGTCACTACTGCCGTACGCCAGTCTTCATTGCCATAACGCTGTACTTCCAGCGGCGGGAAACTCTGGTGACAGATGGTCAGCACGTCAGCGGACTGGGTGTATTTCAGCTCAAACAACACGCTGACGGGGTACGGCGTAGCCACTTCGACCGGACTACCGCCGGACACCACTTGCGCGCCGTTGGTCCAGACACGGAAATAATAATCGCCAAACTCCAGAATGTAGGTCTGTGTGGTGGAGAACTGAAAGGGAATCAGCCGCGATTTCCGGTCGCTGAATTTGGCGTTGCCGATATAGCGCAGCCCAGGGCGGTTCTCGACGCCGCCGTACTGGCGCACGATGAAATTGCGACACTTGCGCAGCGACGACTGGTATTTTTCCAGATCGGTGCGCCCGTAGAGTGTTGGGGATACTTCACCGCCGGCCAAAGAGGGTTGGATTAAGCTGGTAGCCATTAGCATAACCTCGCGCGGGCAATATCTGACATGGGTTCATCTTCTTCTTGCGCTTCATTCATCGAATGCGCGCCGGCAGATGCAATCACTTGCGTGTAACGGTTTTGAGCCGCAGTGCCCAGATTGGCATTGCCGGTGATGGGCATCGCGATTTCAGCGGCTAGGCGCCACGCCAGCGCGTCGCTGAATATGGCATCAAACATGGTAGGGTCAGTGATGCGCCGGACGTAAAGCAGCCACACCTGCGGCTGATTGGCTAGGATCACCCGGCCATTACCATCCGAATTCGCGGCGGTTTCAAAGATGATTTTCGGTGAGCGCATGCCACGAAGATGTTTGCCCGGCATAAACAGTTCAGTGGCGCGCATGCAGTCAGACGGGTAGGCATAACTGTATTGCCAGTCGGGCGGCGGCGTACCCAAATCGGCCAGCGCGACGCGCGTCAGGGCAAAATTCCAGTCAAAATCGGCCAGCACTGCATCGCGCATATCCTCAAAAAACAGGCTACAGGTTGCAGCCTCTTTGGTGCGCTCCGTCAGACTGTTCATGGTGCGGCTATTGCCGCAGCGGCCCAGCGCGCGGTTACAAATCTGGATGACTGATGCCATGATTAATCGTCTCCCGAGTCATCATCGTCGGGGCCGTACATCACGGATGCGGCGCTGCGGGTCTTGGGTAACGTCGAGGGACCAAACGCCATGTCAGTTATCTGCATGCTGACGTCATTATGGGTTTCGTCGCCACTCTCATGTGTACTGGTGGACATCACCTTAACCTTTGCCGTCAGCATCAACTCATCGCCCACCTTGGGCATCGAGAGCGCCAGCCGTTTGATCGCCTCATCGTTCAACGAGATCAACAAACCCCACGGATAATCGTCACGTTGCTCGACCTTGCCGCTTTCATTCTCATAGCTATCCGTGCCGGTTTTCATATTTACTAACTTTGCGTCAGCCATATCAGGCACTCCACATAGTAAAAAGGGGCCAATCGGCCCCCTTTGGGTTTGGGGGAATTAAACCCCGAGCTTTTTCCGCTCTTCTGCGATAGCGTTGCGCAGCGTTTCGGCTTTGGCTTGATGATGGGCGGTCTTGTTAAACAGCTCCTTATACTGGAGCCGCAATGTATCCAGTTCGCTGGTATCACCGGCCTCGGCCAATGTCGTCAAGGATTCCACCAACGCATCAGACAAGTTTCCCGGTGTTATTCCTTTGGCCGAGAGCGCTTTTTCCTTTGCCGCCTTGGCGTCATCATCAAGAGGCTCCAACGCCGAACCCGGAATGCCGTCATAGTCAATCTCGGCACCCTCTTCGTGCAGTTGTTTGCCGATAAATGACAGCCGTGTTATGCGATACTTCGCCATGTAAGCCCCTTACTTAACGGTAAAAGCGCCGGGGTAACTAATCTGCGCATCCACATCCAGATTCATGCCAACCGTAAACGCACCTGCGGTTAACGGCCCGGTCGCCACAACAAAGTTAGCATGCAGATATCGCAGAACACCCTGTGGCACTTTGGTGGAAAACAGTCGCTTGCCCGCCACCAGATTAGCCAACGGTAATGCGCCGCTATCAAACAGCGTCACCCAGGTGGCATTATCCAGACTGGTCTGGAGCTGCACGTTAAGGGTCGCGGCGCCGGCGGCGGTAGCGGTGGTGTTGACAGTGGCCCAAAACTCAATGGGTGTGCCTATGCCAATATCACGCAGCGTCCCTTTGATGGGCGCCAGGTCAATGACATCCGTAGACGCCGCAGTCACAGTCACCGCTTGCGCCTCAGAGAACATCAGCAATTTGTCGAGAATCATTTTCTTTCTCCAATTCAGGGCCGGAAACCGGCCCATAGGTTACGGCGGCGATTAAACCACGCGGGCTTCGGTTTCCAGTAGAGCATCACACTGGCGGATCGGCACGTTGCGAAACGCATTCCAGAACAGCCCTTCCGTTTCTTTCACTGAAATCGCCAGCGAGGCCTTATTCAGCGATTGAATGTCGAGGTATTCATTAAGGGTGCGATTCATGTAGAACACCGGCGTGCCCATGCCCATATTGGGAATGCGGTGCATTGCCTTGATCATCATTTTCACGATGTCGATCGGGGTGGTGGCATCCAAGTCGCTCACGTCGATATTGGCGATGCGCACCACATAACGCCAATCACGCAGCGTCAGACCGTTGTCCCACTTATAGTGAGTGCGATAGCCCTGATACTTACCGCCATTGCCGTCAAACAAGGTTTGTTCGCCCAAATCTTCGTGGATGAGCCCGGCTTTTTGGCCCTTCGGAAACAGCCCATGGACCGTGTTTTCACCCCACAACACCAGCCAAATAGACGAGTTATCCGTGCTAGTGCCACCGGCATCAATGATGTTTTGTTTATTGCCGGCGCTGAGCGAGCTGTAACGGGATGACAGTCCCATGAACTGCTGAGGATTGACGCTGGTATCACCATAAAACACCGTGGTGGCCATCGCCTGATTCATGGCTTCCAGAAACGCTCGGTCTTCCGACAGACGAAAATCAGGGGTATTGCCATTCAGGTCAGCGAGAGATTTGTCGACCTCGGCATAGGTTTCCAACATGCCGATCGTGTCGGTGATCTGCGCGGTGGTTGATTTGCTTTGCGGAACACCGTAGTTCAGCAGGCGCCACGTTGCCGCAGGAAGGCCGGTACGGATGGTGGTGCGATGACCGGTGGGGAGGTTGCTTTCGATAAACAACATGTCATCCAGTACCGGATTGGTTTGGGACAAGAGTTCGACAATCGTGTCGATCTTGCCGTTGGGGTCTAAGCGCTTCGCCCAGTCAGCCAGCGTTAGCGCGGTGGTGCTCTTGATAGCCATGGTTTAATGCCTCATTTTTTACCGTAAAGAACTTCGGCCGCGCTCAGCTGGCCGCCTTTTTTACCACCTAAAACTAACGAGTCCTCACTCATCAGTTTCCCTACTTTGGCAAATGCCCTGACAACCTCGGGATGGTTGCCGATGCCTGTCGAATCCAGCAACGCCCGCAGAGGCTTGTTGCCAAAGGTATCAAGCGCTTTTTGCGCCAAACCGACATTGACGGTCAGTTTGTCGCCGCCGATCTCTTTGTCTGACTTGGTGTCCTCGGCCCATTTTTCGACCTGCTGACTCCACTGCTCTACCTGTTTCGCCTGGATCTGCGGGTAGATATCCACCAGCTTTTGCGCCTGTTCTTGCGTCAGGCCCAGATCTTTGGCAATAGGCTCAAACAGGCCTAAAACGGTGGGGTCCAACTGAACGCCTTCCGGCGCTTTGAAATCATATTTCTCTGGCGCACCCGCAGGCTTATCAGCCTTATTCTTATTAGCAGTATCCTTTTCAGTCTTTTCCTTTGCCGTTTGTTCAGCTGCGAGTTGCTCGGGGGTTTTAGTGACATCGGTGGTGTCCTTACCGGCAGCATCAGCGGGTTTGTTTGGATCAGTAGCGCCGGGATTAGTCGCTGTGATCACCGTTGTCGGTGGGGTCGCAGCCGCTGGCGGAGTTGCAGCAGATTGCCCGGCACCCGGATCACCACCCTCATTCGCTGCGGTGTACAGCCGGCGCATGAGTAAACGTTCAAATAAATTCATTTAATGAGTCCTTTAGCTGGCCGCTGGAATGGTCTGTGCTTTGAGTTGCGCCAGCAGTGCAGCCGTCAGCACACGAAGTGCGGTAACGTCGCTGAGCAGCGCGTTGTATTTCGTCACCAGGTCGTTGTGGTCCACCAGCAGCGTGGTGATGTCGGTCGCGGTTGATTCCGCGTCAGTCGTAGCCATCAGCGGGGCCGGGGCTGCGATGTTGGCGCCGAGTTTCACACCACCGACAATTTCGTCGGTAGGCTCAGGGACGGCGGATAATGTGCCCGCGCCAATGGCCAGACGCGCCGCAGCAGCATCAGCCGCAGTCAATACCGATTTGCCCACGGTGGAAGCATCGGAAATATGATCAGATGTGATCTCGGCACTCTCATCGTCTTCAACCTCGGCGTTCTGATACGGACCGTCGAACGAAAGGACTTTTAATCTGATAATTTTCGTCATACTGGTTATTCCTTCTGTTCTTTGGCCTCTGCGGCCATTTGCAAAAAGAGATCGGGGCACGACTCCATCACGTCGCTGTACAGCCGCAGGCCACCATTGCGCTGTCCTTCGTTGAAAATCGTGGTGTTGGTGTCGCCGGTAAATGAGGTTGTGAAAACGCCAGCGCTATCGAGGATTGCCCAGAGAACGCGACGACCTTCAATGGCTGACATGACCGCCTTGATGTCTTCCAGTTCCCGCGTGCGCTGGCGCTTGGCTTTTTTCTCAGCTTCTTC